ATGGAGCGTGGAAAGCGAGTAAGGTTCTGGATTCTTGTCGCGAGCAACAGCGGGGCGATGCTGTGCGAGGCCGGCTGGCGATACCGTCTGGGCGATTTGACGGGTGCGTTTGAACGGTATCTCGATGATACAGGCTTGCCCGCCGAATCGTACCCGCCGCTCTACCGTGGCGAACCCGACTATGCGCTTAGACCAAGCCCAGACGGCAAGTACAGCGTCGATCCTTTGTCCGGCGCGCATGACACCGGGGATATGCCCAGAGGCTGCACGGACAAAGAAGAGGAGTTGTTCGCCCGCCGCTTTGACCCCGAAGAAGTGTTAGGCAAACGGCTTGCGGTGGATCGCCTTTTGTGTGACGCGTGTGAGGCCCTCGGCGTTCTGCCCGGCGTTCAGACATGCGGCGAGCGTTTCTACCGGCTGGGGATCCGGGCGAGAAAGAACGTCTTCCTCTATCTGGGTGGCGGTGCCGGATCAAGCGAGAGTCTTACCGCGCATTTGGCGTCGGCCGACTCCAACATCGAGCTGTACGTCGCGCAAAGAACGGCGGAAGTCGAGGCCTGCGGGATGCTGGCGGATGTTGATGTCGTTGAAATTGGAGCGCATCTGGACATTGGCAAGGACGGGGGTTTCATCAACATCGAACATGAGACCGAAAGGAACGCGGAACGCGAAGGCGTTCCGGGGTGCGCCGGAACCGGTATGAACATCGCCAAAGCCGGGTTCTTACTGGAATACGGCGGCAAGGCATACTCGTTTAAAGGCGAAAAGCGATGGGAAATGGTTATGAAGCTGATCGGCGCAAAGGGCAAATATATCCGCCTTGGAAAGGGTATTAAGGCGCTGTTCGCCTCAAATGAACAGGCAAAGGCGTTTTTTGATGCTGCCGTGGAAGCGGAAGGACAAGGAATCAACGGCACAGGACGCTACAGATTGAAGATTTGACACCCATCCGCGCCAGCAATCGATAACAATTCTTTCGCAAGAAACCCCCGTAAAAACGGGGGTTTTTTGTTTTCCGCAAACAATCAATAGCAATCAATTGCTCGTCTTTTCTGCCGTGTCGTATAAGGGCCTTGCGAAAGCGAAATAGCGTCCAACAGGGATGCCGATTACCGGCTCACTGCGCTGGCGCTCCGAATCGCGAAGGGCATGCGGACGTGCGAACGTCCGTAAGACACCGAACAAGGAGAGACGATATGGAAACGAACATCTGTCTGAACATTCTCACGAGCGAACCGGCGGAAGAGTATCACGCGAAGGCTGGCCGGTATCTGAGCAGCCATCAACTTTTGGACTTCATGAAGTGCCCGTGGCTGCACCGCAAGAAAGCGGTGGGCCTGATCAAGGACGCCGACTCGGCGAGCTACCTTGTGGGACGCGCCGCGCATGTGCGCATCCTCGAAGGCCGCGACGTTTACGAGGCGTCGTTCGCGCTGGGCGGGCCGATCAACGAGAAGACGGGCAAGCCGTTTGGCGCGGGCACGAAGGCCTTCGCCGAGTGGGCCGAAGCGCAAGGCAAGCCCGTGCTGTCGCAGGAGCAGGTCGATCTGGTCGAGCAGATGGCTGCGGGCGCGGGGATGAACGACGAGGCGGTGGCGCTGCTGCTCTACGGCCGCGCCGAAGGCGTGGCGCGGACCGAGTACTGCGGCACGCCCTGCCAGATCCGCATCGACTGGCTGCACCCGCACCGGGGCATCGTGGACCTCAAGACCTGCGACGACCTGACGTGGTTCGAGGCGGACGCGCGGCGCTATGGCTACCACCGGCAGATGGCGTTTTACCGGGCCGTGCTGGCGCAGGCCATGGGGAACACGGCTGCCGACTGCACCGAACGCGGCGGCGCGGCTTGCGAGCCGGTGCCGGTGCACCTGATCGCGGTGGAGAAGAAAGAGCCGTTCCGCTGCGGCGTCTGGCGCGTGAGCGAGGAGACGCTGGCGCTGGCGCAGCGCGAGAACGAGGCCGCGATCCGGCGTCTGCTCGCCTGCCGGGAGAACGGCGAATGGCCCACCGGGTTCGAGGAGATACGGGTGCTGGATGTGGTTTGAAGGCTGAACGCTGAAGTTAAAGAAAAGGAGAGATGACATGTCCACATTGAATCAGATTCATCACGGGCGGAGGCACACGCCGCCGCGGCTCCTGGTCTACGGGACCGAGGGCATCGGCAAATCGACGCTGGCGGCAGCAGCGCCGAAACCGATCTTCATTCAGACCGAGGACGGGCTCGACCAGATCGCGTGCGCCAGCTTCCCGCTGGCGACGCGTATGACGGAGGTCGACGCGGCGCTGCGCGCGCTGATCCAGGAGAAGCACGAGTTCGAGACGGTGGTGATCGACTCGGCTGACTGGCTGGAGCGACTCGTCTGGGACGCGCTGTGCGAGCAGTACGGCGTGGGCAGCATCGAGAAAGTGGACGGCGGGTACGGCAAGGGCTACGTCCACGCGCTGACGTTTTGGCGGAGGCTGCTGGGCGACCTCAACACGCTGCGCAACCAGCGCGGCATGTGCGTGATCCTGCTGGCGCACGCGCGGGTGGAGAAGTTTGAAGACCCGGAGGCGAGCGCCTACGACCGCTACTCGCCGCGCCTGCACAAGCACGTGACCGCACTGCTGACCGAGTGGGCGGACGCGGTGCTCTTCGCCACGCGACGGATCATCACCAAGACCGAGGAGGGAGGGTTCGGGCGCGAGCGCACCATCGCCGCCGGTCTCGGCAAGGATGGCGGCGAGCGCATCCTGCGCACGGTCGGGAGCCCGGCCTGCGTGGCGAAGAACCGTTACGGCCTGCCCGCCGAGCTACCACTTTCTTGGCCCGCGCTGATGCAGGCGCTGGCCGCCAATCTGCCCGCCGACGGTTCGGCGGGGAGAACCGAGTCCAAAACCAACACCAAATAGGAGAAAGACCATGGCGAACCTGAATGGATTCAACGCGAACGAAGTCGAGCCGACCGGCAACTTTGAGCCGATTCCGGCGGGCAAGTACCAGGCGGCGATCACGGAGAGCGAGATGAAGCCGACGAAGAACGGGAGCGGCAGCTACCTGCAGCTCACGTTCACGATCACCGACGGCCCGTACAAGAACCGCGTACTGTGGGCGCGGCTGAACCTCCAAAACCCGAACGCCACGGCGGTGAAGATCGCGCAGTCGGAGTTGTCGGCCGTCTGCCACGCCGTGGGCGTGATGCAGCCGCGCGACAGTGTGGAACTGCACAACATCCCGCTGGTGATCGTCGTGAAGCTGCGCAAGCGCGAAGACTCGGGCGAGCTGACGAACGAGATCAAGGGTTACGAACGGAAGGCGGCCGCCGGGCAGGCGCAGTCGGCCCCGGCGACTGACAACACGCCGCCGTGGAGAAGGTAGATGGAACTGCGCCCCTACCAGAAAGAGGCGGTGGCCGCTGTCTACGATCATCTGCGCCGTCGGGATGACAACCCCTGCGTTGTCATTCCGACGGCGGGCGGCAAGACGCCTGTGATGGCGACGATCTGTCGCGACGCTGTCCAGCAGTGGAACGGGCGCGTGATGATCCTGGCGCACGTCAAGGAGTTGCTCGAACAGTCGGTCGAGAAGCTGCACGCGATGGCCCCGGATCTGTGGAACCGGATCGGGGTCTACTCGGCAGGGCTCAAGAGCCGCGACACGGATCACCCGATCATCGTGGCGGGCATCCAGAGCGTCTTCCGTCGCGCGGCGGAGTTGGACCGGTTCGACCTGATCTTGATTGACGAGGCGCACATGCTGCCTCCCGACGGCGAGGGCATGTACCGCACGTTTCTGGCCGAAGCCCGCGCGGTGAACCCCAACGTGCGGCTTGTCGGGCTGACGGCCACGCCCTACCGCATGAGCACGGGGTTGATCTGCGGGCCGGACAACCTGCTCAACCATGTGTGCTACGAGGTCGGGGTGCGCGAACTGATGGCGCAAGGCTACCTGTGTCCGCTCAAGACCAAGGCGGGGCGGCGCAAGGCCGACACGGCGGGGCTACATCTGCGGGGCGGCGAGTTCATCGCGGGCGAGGTCGAGAGCCTGATGGATGACGATGAACTTGTGCGGTCGGCCTGCGGCGAGATCGCCGAGCACGCTCGCGACCGGCACTCGGTGTTGATCTTCGCGGCCGGAGTGCAGCACGCGCTGCATGTGCGGCGCGTGCTGGGCGAGGCGGGGCTGACGTGCGGTTTCGTCTGCGGCGACACGTCGCCGGGCGAGCGCGCCGAAACGCTCAAGCGGTTCAAGGAGGGCGCGCTCCGGTGCCTCGTCAACGTCAACGTGCTGACCACGGGGTTTGACGCGCCGAACATCGATTGCGTGGCGCTGCTGCGGCCGACTAACTCGCCGGGGCTCTACTACCAGATGGTGGGCCGGGGTTTCAGGCTGGATCCGTCCAAGGAGAACTGCCTGGTGCTGGACTTCGGCGGCAACATCCTGCGTCACGGGCCGGTGGACGCGCTTGAGATCAAGGAGCGTGCTTCGGGCGGCGGCGGTGAGGCTCCGGCCAAGGAGTGCCCACAGTGCCAGGCGGTGATCCACGCGGCCTACGGCGTGTGCCCGGAGTGCGGCTATGAATTCCCGCAGCCCCAGCGCGAACAGCATGAGCGCGAAGCGTCCACGGCGAGTGTGCTGTCCGGCGAGGTCACGGAGACCGAGCACGAGGTGACGGGCGTCTATTACGGCGTGCATGTCAAGCGCGATGCTCCCGAGGGGCATCCGCCCACGATGCGGGTCGACTACCGGGTGGGGTTTCACGCTTACAAGAGCGAGTGGGTCTGCTTCGAGCACAGCGGCTATGCTCGCGGCAAGGCTGTGGCGTGGTGGCAGGCGCGTTCGCGCGAGCCTTTCCCCAAGAGTTGCGAAGAGGCCGTACGGATCTGCGAGGCGGGCGGCGTGGCCGAGCCGGTATCGATCACCGTGCGGTCGGTGTCGGGCGAGAAGTACGACCGCATCACGAAGCACAAACTGGGCTTGATCCCGCCGCGCCTGGACGGAAGCGACGAAGTCGATGACGGCACGCTGCCGGAATACAAGGGAGCTGATGATGACCTGCCCTTCTGACAAACATGCGGGCGCGGAGCTGCTTGACATGGCGGCCGGTTATCTGGCCGCCGGGTTGTGCGTGTTGCCCGCCAAGCGGGCCGAGAAGCGCCCGACGGTCGGACAGTGGAAACGCTATCGTGAGCGCCTGCCTACGGAGGCGGAGTTGTCGGCGTGGTTCGCCAACGGGCCCGACGCGGTGTGCATCGTGTGCGGGGCGGTGTCGGGTCATGCGGAGATGATCGACTTCGACGCGGGCGGTGAGTTGTTTGAGGCGTGGTCAGGGCGCATCGCGCCCGAGTTGATGGCGCGGCTGGCGGTCGAGACGACCCAGCGCGGCGGGCGGCACGTGTTCTACCGGTGCGAAGCGCCGGTGTGCGGCAACATGAAGCTGGCGCAGCGCCGCACGGGGGACAAGACCGTGACGCTGATCGAGACGCGCGGCGAAGGCGGGCTGTTCCTCTGCACGCCGACGGCCGGGTATGAGGCGGTGCAGGGCGATTTAAAGTCCCCTCCCCTGCTGACCGAGGCGGAGCGGGACGCGCTGCTGGCAGCCGCGTGGGAGCTGAACGAGTACGTGCCGGAGCCGGTCGGCGAGACTCGGCGCACGGAAGGCAGACAGGCGGTTACGCCTGTGCCGCAGGGCATGGTGCAGGGCGAGCGGCCCGGCGATGATTTCAATGCGCGCGGGGACGTGCGCGCGGTTCTCGAGCGGGCCGGATGGGCGCGGGTGCGCGAGGGCGAGAACGAGTATTGGCGGCGGCCCGGCAAGATTTCGGGGTGGTCGGCCACGCTGAAGGCGCGCGTGTTCTACGTGTTCAGCGCCAACGCCGCGCCGTTCGAGGCGAACCGGGCTTATGCGCCGTTCACGGTGTACACGCTGCTGACGCACGGCGGAGACTTCGAGCGGGCGGCCTGCGAGTTGCGGCGCGAGGGCTTCGGCGACGCGGGGCCCAGCATGGGCGGCGCTGACATTTCGGCGCTGGTGGCGGCATGCCGACCGCCTGCGGCGGCGCGCGCACCCGAGGTGCCGGATCCCGGCCCGATGCCCGACGGGCTGTTGCGCATGCCGGGGTTCGTGGGCGAGGTGATGGATTACTGTCTGGCCACGGCCCCCTATCCGAACCCCGTCATGGCCTTCGCGGGGGCGCTCGCGCTGCAGGCGTTTCTGGCCGGGCGCAAGGTGCGCGACTCCGGCGACAACCGCACGAACCTGTATCTGCTCGGGCTGGCGCACTCGGCGGCGGGCAAGGACTGGCCGCGCAAGGTCAACACGCGGATCATGCACGAGGTCGGGCTTGCGGGCTGCCTCGGCGAACGCTTCGCCAGCGGCGAAGGCATTCAGGATGCGCTCTTGCAGACGCCCGGCATGCTGTTCCAGACGGACGAGATCGACGGCATGCTGCAGTCGATCAACAAGGCCAAGGACGCGCGTTACGAGGCGGTCATGTCCACACTGCTGACGATGTTCTCGTCGTCCAACAGCGTGTTCCCCGTGCGCCGCAAGGCCGGCAAAGAGGCACCCGGTGTGATCAACCAGCCCAATCTGGTGGTCTTCGGCACGGCAATCCCGAACCACTATTACGAAGCGCTCTCCGAGCGGATGCTCACCAACGGCTTCTTCGCCCGCATGATCATTTTGGAGGCCGGGCCGCGCGGCACGGGACAGGAGCCGGTGATCCGGGATCTGCCGCCGGGCGTTCTGGCCTCAGCCAAGTGGTGGGCGGACTTTCGACCGGGCACCGGCAACCTGGAGAACTGGAACCCCGTGCCCGTGGTGATCGAGCACACGGACGAGGCCAGGCGGCTTCTCGTCGAGACCCGCGAGCGGGCCGAGGCCGAATACACCGCCGCCGAGGGCAAGGGCGATTCGGTCGGGACTACGGTCTGGGGGCGCGTGAGCGAGCAGGTGCGCAAGTTGGCGCTGCTGTACGCGGTCAGCGAGAACCACCTGACGCCGCGCATCGGCCTCGCCGCCGTCGAGTGGGCGTCGGCGTTCGTGATGCACCAGACGCGGCGGATGCTCTTTATGGCGGCGGGACACGTCGCCGAAAACCCGTTCCATGCGGAGTGCCTCAAGGCGGTGGAGAAACTGCGCAACGTGCCGGGGAACGAGCTGCCGCACAGCGTGCTGCTCAAGCGCATGAAGCTGGACTCGAAGAGTTTCGCCATGCTGGTGGAGACGCTGGAGCAACAGGGCGATATCGAGGTCATAACCACGGCTAGACCGGGCTGGCATGTGCGCTCATACCGTCTGGCGGGCGGGGTGAAGCATGAGGGTGAAACATCGGCGGGAGGTGAAACATGAACGACCGCACCCAGCTCATGATTCCCCAAGCTTCACCCAAGATTCACCCCCGCAGGGTGAAACTTGGAAAACGTGAAAAAGGCCTAAATATAAAGAAAAACAACAACTCTCTTCATGTTTCACCCTTTCACCCCCACCCCCCCCGCGCGATGCCTGTACGCGTGTTTTTGCGTGTGTACGTGAGGGGGTGGGTGAAAAGGTGAAACTTGGGAAACATGCTTTCGTGTCCGCCGGGTGGCGGACGTTCAACCAAACCGAGAAGGAGATGACATGAAGACGACGACACTGACGGCGATGAGGGCGATCTATGAGAGCGATCCGGCGCGGACGCGTGCGGACCGGGAGCTGTTGCTGAAGACGCTGGGGCTGACCGATTGCCAAGAGGCGGCGCGGCCTGCTGAAAAGCTGGTCGCGTTCGAGGAGGCGGCCAAGCGGCTGAACCGTACGACAAGGACGGTGCATCTGCTGGCGCGGCGCGGCGTGCTGCGCAAGGCGCGGATGCCGGGCTGCACGCGGTGCGCGGGCGTTCTGGCGTCGGACTTGGACGCGCTGCTGGCGAACATGGTGCAGGTGGTTGGCAGTGGCAGTGAGCTGTGAGTCTCACGCGGAGGCGCGAAGTGCGCGGAGGGCGGACCGATGGGAATGATGTCACGAAGGAAGGGCGCGGCCGGCGAACGCGAGGCCGCAGAGAAGTTGAACGAGGTGCTGGGCACCAAGTTCCACCGGGGGAGGCAGTACCACGGCGGGCCGGAGTCGCCGGATCTGGCCGGCGACCTGCCGGGGCTTCACCTGGAGGTGAAGCGGGTCGAGGCGCTGCGGCTCTACCCGAGCATGGAACAGGCGCGGCGGGACGCGGGCACCGGCGAGGTGCCTGCGGTGATGCACCGCATGAACAAGAAGCCGTGGGTGGTGATCGTGTATGCCGATGACCTCATCCGGCTGCTGGATGTGGTCGACGCGTGCCGGGCGCGGGGGGATGCGGGCGGTGATGGCGGGAATATGGCGCCCGGCGCGACACACACCGTGTTTTTAAGCCCCCCTTCCCCCCGCCCCCGGCCCCCTTCCCCCAACCCCCTTCCCCCTGATGAAGCAGGCGGGGATCAGGATTTGACGGCCGGGCGCGGGAGCGTTCCGGCGGGTGATGATGACGGGAAACAAACTTAACGGAGGTGAAGAGAATGAACTGCAGCAACTGTGGATTCGCGGCGAAGATAAAGGAAGCCGAGCATGGCGGCATCCGGTTCGAAGACACGCCCTGCGCGTCTTGCAAGCTGACGGAAGACAGCTCGCATACGTTGGAGTTCGACGAAGCGCGGGACACGCCGGCGACCGGCGGTCAGAGGTCGGAGGACGGGGGTCTGCCGGATGACGGGCCGACCGTGCTGCCGCTGTCCGTGCTGGCGGAAGCGGTGCGCGGTTTCCTGGACCTGCCGCCGCGCACGTTCCGGATCCTGCAGCGGCGGTATCACGGCGACAGTTACCGGATGATCGGCGAGGAATTGCAGGTGACGGCGCAAGCCGCCGAACTTCAGTTGCGGCGGGCGCTGGAGGCGCACCCGCACCTGAAAAACCTGCTGCCGGAGAAGGCCCGGCGGCAGGCGGCGCGGAAGCGCAAGCGCCTCAGCATGGCGAGGCGCGGGAAGGCAGGATGCGGCGGGCAGTAGCAGTATTCAGTAAGATGATCCCCCGCCTTATTGAAAACGGGACCCGCGGCGGCTGGATAAGCTGACGCGGGGAATTTTAGGCCGCGACCGATTAGGGAGCGGCGGTTTTTTTCGGGACGAAAAAGGCAGGGGCGGCCGGTCTAGGCCGCCCCTGCGGGGATCAGGCGAGAAGCTCGCCGATGGGCTTGGGCGTCGTGAAGTAAAGATCCAGCTCGGCGCCGTTCTCGAGTAGCTCGGGGATTGAAATGTAACCGAGTTCGGCACCCATGCCGAGGTCGGCGATTCCGAAGGCCTGCACCTGGCCCGCGTGGTCGGGGTCGGCGTCTTTCTCAACGATCCACCAGTCGCAACCGCCGATGAAGTAGTGAAGCCGGGCGAGGGCGGTGCGGCCTTGGGCGTCGGTCTCGTAGGTCTTGGGCATGGCCTGCCATGTGGCGTGTATGCGGTCGATGACCTCAATGAAGTGGTCGCCTTCCTCGCCCATCATGCCGTCAATGATCGCCTCGTACTGTGCGGGCGGGGTTAGCATTTTGAGGATGTCGAGTTCGTGGGGCTTTTCGGGTGGCGTGTAGCGTTTGCGTTTCATGGGTGCCTTTCTGCCCGCATACGATGCCTGCGGGCGGGCGCTGGGGTTGCTTCAAGGGTTCAGGCTTGTCCGGAAAAGGTTGGTGTGGCCGTCGGACCACTCCTCCGGATCGTCTTTGACGGCTTTGTCGAGTTGGTCGCCGACTTTTCCAAGCAGGTGCTTGGCGATGCTGACCGCCTCGCGGGTCTCGGTGCGGTTGGGTCGGCGCTGGTGGGCGAGCGATAGCACGCGCTCAAGCTGCTGCATGAGGGCCTGCCACGTCTGATGAAACTCGGCACTCTGGCCGACGGGGTTTTGCGTTGCGTTCATGTTGCGGGTTCCTTTTATTCATGGGGGAAAGAGGCGTCGCCGAAAACAAGGCCGGTGCCGAAACCGAGTGCCTGAAAACAGGCGCGGATGGTGTTTCCGCCGACAAGGACGTTGTCCACGATGAAAGTCCGGCGGCAGGGAATGGGCTTGCCGGGCTTGCGGGCGATGTTGTGCTCGGCCACGCTGACGGCGGGGCCTTTGGTGCGGTGGCGGTCGCAGGTGCTCGGCGCGGGCGCGGTGCGGGTCAGGATGTCGTGGACCTCGGCCCCGCCTTTGACGTGGGCGGCGATGGCCTTCGCAAGGCGGCGGTTGGCGGCGGTGTCGCCGGTGTGGTCGGGCGCGGGGATGAGGTGGCAAGGCCCCCACACAAGCGCGGCCATTTCGGCGGCGGCTATCTGTAGCGCGGCCTCGGGGCAGTCGGGGTCTTTGAGCATGTAAGACAGGGCGCGGGTCTCGCGCTCGTAATCGCTCAAGGGACGGGTGCGGGGTGAGACATAGCGCCGGGCGGCGCGGGTGGTGCTGTACGGGTGGCATGTGGTGTTCATGGTGTGTGTCCTTTCTGCGTGGCCTTGCCGGTGTCTCTCACACCCAACGAGGTGTGACAAAACGTCTGCTCTGACTGAGCCGGAATCCTCACTAGCGGCACCCGCCGCCGTGGACGCCGAACTCAAACCGGCCCTGCTCTGCAATCTGTAAAGTGACTGATTCATAACGCTGCCCTTCCTTTCGCCATCATCCTCGCCTGTGTCTTCGCGATGATGGCGAACAGGGAGGGCAAGGGCGTTATCAGCCACTGAGATTGCAGACAGGACGGTGAGGGCGCGGACGGAACCTGGGGCACAGGGAAGCGGACGGGAAGGAGGCACGGATGACCGGACGCCTGCCACGTAGCCGCACCGTCGGCAACGGGCATGACAAAGGCGGTAGCCCGCCGGCGCGAGTAACCGAAGCGTTGGCGTGACCGTGTGCAACGGCGCGGCGTCGGGTTCCGGAAGCGGCATGAGTGGCGGCAACGGCGGTGTATCGTGCCGGCCTTGGATTGGGTGGGATTGGGAAGGAACAGCCCAAGCCATGCCCCGCAGGGCTGCCGCGCAGCGGAACCCCGCGTGCAGGGAACGCGGGTGAGGTTGTACAGCCGCCAACATTAGCGGCGTGTGTCCTTTCACCGAGTGAGCGGCCTTCGCCCCCGTAAGCGACACTTGCGGGAGGGATGCGGACTAGCCCGCTCGTGGCGCGTCGGGGCGCGAATGCGCGAGGGAGGATCTCCGCGCTTAAATGGCGCGGCAGCTTACCTTGTCGTTGGCCGGGCGCGGAGTGGCGGCAGCCGGAAAGACGGCGGTCGTGCGGGCTGGGGTGTGTATCCACGCGCAAAGACCGCGCTCCGTCGTCCCGGCTGCCACCGCCCGCGCCCGGCGTCGTGGCAGGCGCTCTGACGCAGGCGGCGGCTGCCACACTGGGGATTGAAAAACGGCGGCGGGCGCGGCGGAATCCGAAACGGCTTGCCGCTCGGTCGCTTGCGACTTTCGGAGTGCCGACGCGCCTTCCGCCGTGATGCCGCTGCGGCAAACGCCGGCGGTGACCGTACGGCACGGCGACGGCTGTCGCTCGGGCGCTGGGTCTTATCTTCCCGAAACGCCCGTGCGGCAAGCCGTCGCCGTACCGTATGGCTGCGAAGCAGCGCCGCGCGTGATAGCCCGTGTCCATGCCCCGTGGCGGGCGCTCGACGCGAATCGGCGGCGGCTGCCACACTGGGTAGATGGGAAACGGCGGCGTGCGCACAGGCACGCAAGGAGCCTGCGACGCGGCGACCGGTGCGCTGGCCGACGAAACGCCACTGCGGTAAGCGAGCGGCGGAGACCGTACCGGTCCGGATGCAACGCCGTGCTGACCCATGCGTGAAGCTTGCGGAGCGCTGGGTCAGTCGCGGCGGCGGCAAGGCCTGCCACACGGGCGCTCTTGAGTATCAGCCCGCAACGCCGTGTGGCAGGCCGGTGCCGGAGCCGGTATGGCGTGCGCAGCACGCGCCGCGAGCGTGAGCGCGCAGCACTGTTCGTGGCAGCCGTTGCGGCTGCCGCACTGGGGACATGAAAAGCGGCGGCGGGCCTGCCACATCGACACCGCAACAAGCTTGCGCAGTGAGGATGGCGTGTGGCAGGCCTTCCGCCGTGATGCCGATGCGTAACGCCCGCCGGTGACCGTACCGAAGAGCAACGACGGTGATGCCTGGAGGTAACGCAGGCGGTCCTGTAGTCAGGCCGACTGCGTGGACGTAAGGCGTTCACCGGAAGGTGCGATGCAGGTATGGCTGCAAAGCAGCGGCGGAAGCGTGGAGCCCGTGGCCGTGTGTCTTGTGGCAGGCGCTCGCCGCGGAGCGGCGGCGGCTGCCACACTTGGGATATGAAGTGAGGCGGCGAGCGCGACCGGCACGCAAGGAGCCTGCGACGCGGCGGCCGGTGCGCTGGCCGACGAAACGCCACTGCGGTAAGCGAGCGGCGGAGACCGTACCGGTCAGGATGACGGGCGGCTGCCACAAAGCGTAGCGACTGGCACCGCCCGTCAAGGCCTGCCACACGTGCGCTAGGGATTATCATCCGCTCAACGCCGTGTGGCAGGCCGGTTCCTGAGCCGGTATGGCGTGCGAAGCACGCGCCGCGAGTGTGAGCCCGTGGACGTGTCGTGTGGCAGCCGTCGACGCGCAGCGGCGCGGCTGCCACAGGTGGGTAAGCCCGCGAAAACCGCGCAGGAGGCAGGAAGACGGGCGTGCGAGTCGCGCGAGCCGCCCGGATGACTGCCGGATGCGCGGTGCCCGGAACCTGGAGCCCGAACGCAGCCCGAAGGGTGCCGCCGGGCTTAGGCGGCACCCGCTCCCCCCAGAACAGCCGCCGTCTTCAGAATAGGCGGCTGTCGAGCCCCCGGAAAGCCAGCCTTATGAGGGGGGTTCGCGGGGGTTCGGGGGCGGCGGGGGGAGCGGGCTGTCGGACGGGCGATCAGGGCATCCGGGCGCGGGCGCGAGGGGTTCGGGGAAACCTCCCCGAGCCACTGCGTAGCGAGGAACGAGCGAAGCTGAGCATGGGAACGCACTGACCGTATCCGGGCATGTGCGGAAGAAAAGGCCCCGGTGCGCGAACGAGGGGACGGCGCCGGCACCCCCGGAAGCTCGGCGGTACTCCGCCGAGATCGCCGGGAGGTGCCAGAGCCGCCGAGGAGACAGCGTATCCGCTGGCTCTGAGGTCGCCCCGAGGCTCGCGCTGGGGCCGCTGGAGTGAGGGCGTGCTGACGAGGCCGAAGCCGCAGGCAGCCCGCTATCCTGCGGGCTGCCCGCCGCTATCCGCGGCGAAGTGCGGCGAGGCAGAGGAAGCATGCCCGAACGTGTCAAGGGGGTTTGGGGGGATGTGCCCCCCTAGCCTACCGTCTTGCGACGAGGGGGAAGCCAAGCTGCCCACCTCCGCCCGCTATCTGCGGGCGTGGGCAGCGCAGGCTAGCCGGGGGACCCGGCCATCTCCGCCGCTATCCTGCGGCGTGGCCCGCCGCTGGCAGCGCCGCGCCCTGCCGACCAGCGAAGCGGGAGGCAGGGCTGTCTCCGGCGGTGCAGGCGGGCCGGCTGGGGCGGCGGCCCCCGAGGAGCTCTTGCTGGCCAGCGGCGATGACGCGGGAACACAACGGTCGTGCGGGCAAAGAGGCCTGCTTGCCCCGCGCTATCCCGCGCGGGGTGCAGGCCGATGCAGGGGCGCAGTGTCCGCCGCTATCCTGCGGCGTGCGCCCCGGTCGGGACGGGTTCTTGCGCCGCAGGCCTTCGGGCGAAGCCCGATTGAGGTGCCGTGTCCCCCGCCGCTATCCTGCGGCGGCGGCACCGGTGCGAGGGAGCCGCCCCCTTCTCCGGCCGCTATCCTGCGGCCGTGGGGGCGGCGACCGAGGTTGGGGTGTGTTCGATTTGTTGAAATCTCGCCTTTTGTGAGGAGGTGTTTGTTATGGCTTTGTTCGAAAAAGGTATTTCGGGTAATCCCGCCGGTCGGCCGAAGGGTCTGCTGACCGGTCGCGCTAAGGCTTTGTATGCGCTGGATCAGGTCGTCAGCAAGGAAGAGAACATCGAGTTGATCGAGTCCGCGCTGGAAAAGACGTTGAAGGAGAAACCCATGTGGTTCTTCATCAACGTCATCATGCCTCTGCTGCCCAAAGAGACCAAGGGTGTGTTGGAGACTGGCGACAGGGTGATCGAGTGGAAGAGCCTGGTGTCTGTCTCCAAGGAAGTCATCCGGGCCAGCGAGGGTTAGGCCGTGCTGTACAGACCGCATCTTGCGCAGGCGAAGATCCATGACGCCCGCGACGCCCGGTTCCGGACTGTGTGCACCGGTCGGCGTTTCGGCAAGACCATGTGTATGGCCGCCGAGATATTGGACCGGGGCGGCAGAGAAGTCGGCGGCGACTACGGCTGGGTCGCGCCGACGTACGGGGTCGCCGAAAGAGGAGTCGAAGCTTTCAAATCGATCGCACCCGGTTTTGTGAGGGTTGTCGGAAGGATGCCGACGAGGGTTGAGTTCGAGGGGCTTGTCGGTCCCTGCCGCGTCTTCATGCTCTCTGCCGACAATCCTGACAGCATCCGCGGCTTCGGTTTTCGGGGCATCGTGGTGGATGAGGCGGCAGCCGTCCCAGTGGATGTGTGGAACTACGTGCTTCGCCCCACTCTCGCCCAGACGCTCGGCTGGGGGGTGTTCATCTCCACGCCCGCCGGACGCAACTGGTTCTACGACATGTTCACGCGCGGCGTCGAGCGGCAGGAAGGGTTCCGGTCGTTCACCTTCCCGTCGAATGTGTCCCCATACTTCCCCGCGAAAGAGTGGGAAGAGGCCAAGGCCACCCTGCCCGAAGATGTGTTCCGCCAGGAGTACGAAGCTCAATTCCTTGAAGATTCGGCGGGAGTGTTCCGGGGCGTTGATGGATGCCTCATTGAAGTAATAAGTAATAGGGAAGAGGTAATAGGTTCGGGGCCGGTGATTGTGGGGTGTGACATCGCCAAGCACACCGACTGGACGGTGCTGATCGCGATGGACGCCAAGACCGGGCTGTGTCTGGAGATGGAGCGTTTCAATCAGCTCGACTGGCCGCTGCAGAAAGAGCGCATCGCTGGGTTTGTGAGGCGGTGGAACGCTCTTCTGGTGATGGACGCGACCGGCGTCGGCGATCCTGTCTATGACGATCTGCGCAGGGTGCTGCCACGCGTCGAGGGGTTCAAAATCACGGCGCAGGCCAAGCGCGAACTTGTGCAGGGCCTCATGGTGGCCGTCGAGCAGCGCCGTGTGATGTGGCAGGCGGGGAAATCGGCAATAGGCAATGGGCAATCAGCAATAGGCAGCGGACCTTGGGAGGTGCTGACGGCGGAGATGAAGCGGTATGAGTATGATATCGGCCCGACTGGGCAAATCTCTTACGCCGCGCCGTCCGGGTATCACGATGACTGCGTGATGGCGTTGTCGCTCGGCGTGTGGGGCTGCCACACGTTCGGAGTGGAGCCGGGAAGGATGTTGAGGCTGGTGGATAGTCAACGTTTGGCTGCTTCAAACAAGGTGTTGACTCTTGTCTAGCGTCAAAGTTGCGGCAAATCTCTTACCTCAATTACTGCAAATCTCAGTCATTTGATCGCTTTTCAATCCAGACCTTCTTTCCCTTCTTAAGATTGATCAGGTATTGCTCATTCGCAAAAATGAGGACGGGATAGGGCGGCAACCAGTACCCCGTATCATAGCGGTCATATTGTGGAATTGACCAGAGACTTCCATCATTTGTCTTCAATATTGCACCGTCACCCATCTTTTCGATTACATTCCCAAGAAATCCATTTTGAAGAAAAAATGTTCCGTCCACCCTTTTGACATTCACCGTATTCCCTGAGTAGATCAAAACGCCTACCGTCGGCAGTGCGTTTACATATTCGTCGATCTTTTCTTTGTTAAATATAGGCGCAGGCCCGTCGCAGATGAGGAAACCTTCGCTGAGAGGTAAAGCAACAATCTCTCGTTCCATTATCCAGGTAGAGCCTGTTAGGAACTTTATTACTTTCCCGTCGATCTCTGTGACCATGTCACTGGCGAACGAGACTTTCTTTAGCTGAGCGGCGCAAACTGAAATGCTCGTCAAGAATAGAAGTGAGATTGTTGTGAAATACTTCATTTGGTTGTTTCCTTGGTGGCGCATCGATAGGAGTCAGGCGCGCGGGTACCGCGTCGCCTGGACTCCCTGGTTGTGCAAATCATAGTTTCGAGTCAACGTCACTGATTGCGCTTTCAATGTCATCGAGAGCCGATTCAAGGCTGGATGTTGCATCTTCGACATCAGGGACGTTATCTCGCCAGTTCTCATACCCAAAGTCGTCAACTTCGTTCTTGAGTGATTCCAGTGCGGACTGCGCGTCGTCGAACGCACTCTTCACATCATCGAACTCGCTTTCAATGGATTCGAGTTTGGATTCCAGTTCAGCTATTCGCTCTTCAGATCCCGAGTCCGCGCAACCAGAAACCAACAAGAGAAAGCAAAGCGCGATGGGCAATGCCGATATCTTCATTTCAATTCTCCTGCACAACATTTGATGGGCGTCCAGACGTAATCAACCTGTCCAACGGGTGAAAAGGCGCAGATCGACTACGTTGATGAGCATACCCTAAATGACAGTACGCGGTCAAGTTCATGTGAAAACAGTTCATGTGTAAACAGTCACAACTTACAGACAGGCAATTACTTGCCTTTTACGCCTTTCCGACAAACGGTGAAGCGCGACAGAATGGCGCGGTTCGCCGTTTTGACCTTATGTACGGCCAAGTAGTGCATAACTGTCAGTCGGTTTTTCGGACATAACACGTATAGCGGCTGCCGTGTTGATTCCGTGTCTTAAATAGGAGGCGCGGATATGGCATTGACGGTATACACGAGCAAGGATAACGCGTGGCGGGAGTATGTGAACCCGCTACGGGGCATGACGCTGGAACGGATCGTCCAACTCATCGAGTTGGGCGAGCGTGGGTCTTTCGCGGATCTCCAGTGGTTCTATCAGGCCATGGAGCGCTCGGACGCGCTGATCGCCACCGTGCTGATGCGCAGACGGGCGGCGCTGCTCGCCTGCCAATGGGACGTGAAGCCCGAGGAGTCGCCGACCGACACGGTGCTCGCCTGCGAACAGGCGGCCTTCCTGCGCGACCAGTACGACCGCGTGGAGAACCTGCGCGAGGCGGTCGCCTTCCTGGCCTCCGCCACCTTCCGGGGCTTCGCGCATGTGGAGAAGCACTACGCCGATGGAAGCAGGGGTGTCGTGCGCCTGGAGCCGGTGGAACAGTGGTTCTGGTGCCGCGAAGGGATGTTCGGCGAGTGGAGCTACAACCGCGACGCCCGCTCGGGTGTGGATGAGGGTGAGAAGATCGAGAGGAGCAACTTCGCGATTGTGGAGTCGCCCATCGCCCTCGACCGTATCCTGGCGGTGCAGTACTTCCGTCGCAATCTCGCCCTGCGCGACTGGAGTTCGTTCCTCGACGTGTACGGCATCCCGTCCATGTTCTTCATCGGGCCGCCCGGCGTGACCGAGGAAAAGGAGAAGCAGTATCTGGCTATCGCGCAGGATCTCGTCAAGGACGGACGCGGCTACCTGCCCAACGGCACCGACGTGAAGTACGTGAACGGCGGCGGCAGCGGTAAGCCCCCCTTCCGTGACCATCTGGATTACCTCGACCGGCAGATCACCCTGCTCGGCACCGGCGGGCTTCTCACAATGCTGACCGAGAGCGGCAGCGGCACGCTGGCCGGATCGGCACACCAAGAGGCGTTCAACCAGGTGGCCAAGGCTGACTCGGTCATGGTTTCCGAGGCCCTGCGGCGCGACTTCGACAAGCCGCTCCTGGCTGCCGCGTTCCCGGGCTGGCCGGTGGAGGCTGGTTTTGAGTTGAAGATGGAGGAGGGTAGCGGGATAAAATAACCTAGGTTGTTGTCTACCGGACACACGGCAACAGTGCCTCGACATGTGGCGTATCCGCGTCTGGCACGAAAGCGGCATTACATTGCGCAGTACTTGTGCAAGCCGGTTTATCTGTTTCCTGTGCTTCTAAACAATGTTACGGTGTCTTACTGGCTGCAATTGTGAACAGAGTTTTCTTGGAGATTTTTGCCTCCAATTGCTTAACAATCTCCATATACCCGACTTTTGCGTCAGCCTTCAGATTAAGACATTTGGCAATCCCGCTTGCATCCGTACTAAGCCGACTCCGCAAATCGAGTCTTTGTAGTTTTCCATCATTTGCGACAAGAGAATAAGCATGAATATGCATCGAGTCGCCAAGCCTTGCGGGCACAAAGTGCTTGAAATTAAACTCATTTTTCAGATAGTCAAGAAGTACGTCCTGAATCACAAGAACGAGATGTTTATTAATAGCATCGAAAGTCTCTATCTTGTGATGTAATTGCACGAGAATCGTTTTGGCTGACATCTTCCAGTTCATGCCAAGCGACTTGTCGCTTTTGCCGGCCACACACGCGACTTTAACTGAATTCAGAAATTTTTGTCGCTCAGGCCAGACGGTGCCAGTTGTGTCCAGAGTTTGAAGCTCAACACCAACGAAATCCAGAACCTTTCCAGATCTCACTGATGCAATGAAATAATCAACGCTTCCGCCTGGGATTGAAACCTCCGGAATGACATGGAGTTCATTGCCAGGCTGGTGGTTTGTCAATAAATGAAGGCAGTCCATAAAAATTTGGCCTCGCTCGATGAGGCGATGTGGACAAATGATAATATGATTATTTTTCTTCCCATAGACAACAGTACATGTACCAATTGCAACGTCCGGCTCGCTTTTTCTGACCTTGACACACATCTTGTCAAGAAACGGACAGTGTTGAGCCTGAACGATCTTGTTCCAAACTGTTGATTTGTTGGCAGTGGGCGTCCCAAAGAGTTCAACTATACTACTCATCCGACCCATCCTTTCATGATAAGGGTTTCTTACAATGCCGCCCCTTCCAAGAAACTACTAGCTGTGAGACTTTACGGTTCTCGTACCCGCTTTCTTTTGCCGCAACAATGTCATGACCTACCAATGATTCATCTCTCTTGATTATATCGGCAAACTGGCATGGTGCAGGTAACTTGAACAAACTCCGAATGTGTTGTCCAATCGCTCTTGCTAAGAGAGGGGGGACAGCGTTTCCGACCATGCGATTGCCATGCCACTTGACAGGATGAAAAAAGAACCAGTCAGGAAAACTTTGAATTCGAGCACATTCTCGAGTTGTCAGAACACGATTCTGATAAGGATGCAATGGACGCGGAGCAGACCATGAACCGCGAGCTTTTGTTGTTCCGGCTCGGATTGTTGTCGAGATGTCTTCCGGGTCAAGCCTTCTAATCCCACATGTCCCGTCCGATTCACCAAACCCAAGTTTGGCGAATCGTCTCGCAAGAGACTTGCCGTGTTGGGTGCGCCTCAAATTCGTACATATGTTCTCGTCCCATTCAACAATTGGGCCAAAGTCGTTTGGATCCTGTTTGCATCTTCGCATAAAACGCTGAAAATCGTTACGCGGTTGTTCCGTATAAATTACTCTATCGCCGCTAATCAACTCCGCAAAACTGTCAACATCTGGAATATCCGATATTGCATCCCAACTTGAGGGACACCTCTTTGTGAACAACGTAGGCATATCTGTTGGTCTGAAGTGTGTTGCCTCTGGCAGCGATGGGGAAATCTTAAGTGCTTTTTGAATCCCAAGAATGAAGACGCGTTGGCGCATTTGCGGAACGCCATACTCCCAAGCCCTTAGAGTCTGCGGTCCGACAAAATCATATTTTTTGCCTAAGAGCTTCAGTGCCGACCCAAGCATAGGTGAATCGCTTGTCTTCAACCCCGGAACGTTCTCCATTAGGAATACCAGTGGATTGAACTCTGTCACAACACGCGCAAATTCCAGAACCAACTCATTCAACGGGTCATCATTCCGCCTCTTACCAGCCAATGAGAATCCCTGACACGGAGGACCTCCAACGACCGCAAACACTTGTCCCGTGGAGAAACCAAGGTTTGTGAAAGACTCACGCGTCAGTTTCCGAACATCTCCCAACTTCTCGCCATATAATACCTTCGAGTGAGGAAAATTGTATTGCGCATAACGTCCCGCAATTTCTTCAATCTCAACATTTACGGCAACATTGAAACCGGCTTGATCGAACCCCAGACTTAACCCACCAACCCCAGAGTAGAGGTCAACCACCATTGGCCTATTTGAATCTACCCGTTCCATTGTCGTCTTTTGCGTTCCTTTCAAATGACATGATACCAGAATGGCGTTTTCTTTTGAAAGCAACAAAACACTTTCAGCAACGGGGGGTGGGGAAGACCTCACCTAATGCCACCCAACTTTTTAGAGATGGGTAAGGTATCCCCTGTCTCCCGTCTTGGGACGATTATTGACTCTTCCGAAAGTTGATTCAACGCCCTCTGTTGGAGGGTTCGAACGATGGGCGACGGACGCTCCGGCCTGCGGGTGTCGCGCACGAGCTTTTTTGCGGGCGGTGCCCGCCGCCGGAATACGTCTGAAAAATCAAAGTGCGCATGACCCGCAGGCGCTTCGCTTTTTGGAGGGGTGGGATGAACAACAATGAATTTGTGTTGGCCGGGGACGGCTGGGTACAGGTGACGCCGTGCGGGGAGTTTCCGCACGCGGGTGCAGGCGTCGTGCAGGTCATCGACCGCGCGGCGTGCGACAGGATCGCGGCGGATTTCAACGCCCGCAAGTCTGACGCCAATTTCCCCGGCGTTCTGGTCGACTTCGACCACTTCTCCCTGGACACGGGCCAATCGAGCGAGGCGGCCGGCTGGATCACCGAACTGGAGTCGCGCAACACGGGGCTGTGGGCGCGCGTGCGTTGGTCGGATGCCGGTCTCGCGGCCGTGCAGGGCGGACGCTTCCGCCTGATGAGCCCGGTCTTTCCCCCGCCGTCGGCGTGCGAGGATCTCGGGGGCGGCAAGATCCGTCCGTGCTCTCTCGTGAGCGTTGCCCTGACGAATGAACCCAACATCAAGGGCGGTCGGCCGCTGGCCAATCGGAAGACGGAGGTCGGAGGACAGAGGACGGAAGACGGCGGGGATGTTTCCCGCAAAGGCGCGAAGGCGCAAAGTGAAGACCTTGTGAACCGGGGCGGCGGGACGAAGAAATACCGGTGGGTGTTGGGCAAGCCCCCCAGCGGGGAGCACTGCGACGAGTGCCTGGAGCGTGCGGGACAGGTTAAGACGGCGAAGGAGTGGGCCGCGAAGGGGCCGCCGCCCTGCAACTGTCACTGTTCTCTGGAGCCCGTTGACGGGGAGACGAGGAACCGGTGGTCGGACACGGCGCGGGCGGCGAGTCTGGCCGTGCGGAAGGCGAAAGCGGAGGCGAGGAAACGGAGATCAGAGGACGGAGGCCAGAGGACAGAGGCCGGAAATGAAGATGTTTCACGCGGAGGCGCCCCTCGACAGGCTCGGGGCGGGTCGGAGACGCAGAGATTGGACGCCGCAAGAGCGGCGGTGATTCGGGAAATGGCGGAGAAACGCTCAACTCTCAAGTGATGGAATGTTGATTTCCGGCGTTAGGTGTAGGGCGTGTTGAATCACTTTTTCACAGGAGGTCGTTATGGCGGATGAGGCAAAGGGAACTGAGGGTGTCGAAGAGCGCGTGAAGTCGCTTGAGGAAGCGCTGTCGCTGGAGAAGGCGAAGAACGAGGTGCTGATGGAGCAGGTTCTCAAGGCGGAGAACGGGCTCGCGGAGAAGGATGTCGAGGGCTTCGCGGATGTGATCCCGAACGAGGACCGCGAGTTCTGGCGCGGGCAGTTTCTCGAGAACCGCGAGAACGCGGCGGCCATTCTGAACCGGATGCGCGGACGCGTGGCGCCTGCCGCGAAGACCGAGGCCGCGCCGGCCGCGTCGGCCGTGCCGACTGCGGCGGTGGCGCCGGCTACTGTTCTGAAGCCGCTGCACAACCGCGAGGCGGCCCCGCGTCCGGCCTCAGCGGCGGGCGCGCCTGCGGCTTCTCCGGCTGATAAGGCGGCGAAGATCTGCAACCGGGCGCAGGAGATCGCCCGTTCGCGCGGGTGCTCGTTCACGGTGGCGTTCCGTTGTGCCGAACAGGAGTTCGGCGCAACGAGTTAGGAATTAGGAGTCAGGAATTAAGAGTTTGGAGTCGGGTTCGGCGGGATCACCGCTGGGGAGAACGCTCAACGCTGAACGTTCAACATTCAACGCTCAAGTGATGGAGGGACAAAGATGAGCCAGAGCGATACGAGAACCGGGGACATCCCGGTGTTGGCGGGCGAGGATCTGACGGGCAAGAACGGCCGGCTGGTGGTGCTGACGCACGACGGCGGCGTTCCCGAGGTGAAGCTGCCGACGGCGAACGCGGACCTCGCGTTCTACCTGCTGGTGGATGACAACGCGGACGCGGAACTTGTGGCCGTGCGCCCGTTTGAGGCGGGCCGCAACGTGCGGGCCGTGCTCAAGGGCACGTGCAATCCGGGCGACGTGATCGTGTTGGCCGACACGGGCACGGCGGCGGACAAGGGCAAGGTGCGTGCGCTGCCGGCTGCGGCGGGCACGTACCGCGGCCTCGGGATCGCGGAGGAGAAGGGCGTCGACGGTCAGCTCGTGCTGTTCCGTCCGGCGATGATCGGCAACGTGACGGTGGCGGGATAACGCCGGGGAGTAAGAGATGCTGAATCTGAAACAGTCTGATTGCCGGTACGGCGCGGTGGCTTTCGCGGCGGGTGAGGACCTGTCGCTGAAGACCGGGTATCTGGCGAAGTTGAACGCGGGCGGCGATCTGGTGCTGCCGCAGGGCGCGGGCGAGATCACGCCGTACGTGCTGGTGCAGGGCGCGGACCAGGGTTACCTGTGCGGGGCGGTGCCGCTCACGAGCGCGGGGAATTGCCGGATCCGGCTGGCGGGGACGTGCGCGGCGGGCGACCTGCTTGTGGCGAAGGGCGACGGCCGAGTGGAAACCAGTATGCCCGGCGGCGAGGCGCTGCCGGTGGGCATGGCAGAGGAGAAGGGCGTCGACGGTCAGCATGTGTTGCTGCGGCCTCTCGCCGTGGGCACCAAGGGCGCTGACGGAGCAGACGGGGCGGACGGTGCGCCGGGTGCGGACGGTGCGCCGGGTGCTGCGGGCGCGGATGCCGGGGTGATTTATATTGCTCAGAGCACCGTCGCTGGGTGCCCCGCAGACGCGGCTTCCGGCATCGGGAAAGTGATCGTGAAAGAGTCCGGTTTCCTGAACTGGGTCTATAGCGGGCATCCGTGCATGATGCCGGAGCGTTTGGCACTGGTCCTTGGTGCTGCGGACGGGGTGCTGACGTGCCTTGACCTTGGTTTGTACAGCGGAACCTACCGGCTTTTGCAGGGCGTGAACGTCCCCGTTGAGCATATTGCCGGGTCCGTGGTCGTTGGCTGCAAGGTGTACTTGTTTTCGGACGCGTCGCAGGAATGCTTCCTGCAGGTAGCGGCGGATGCTTCGGGCACGGTTTATTCTATGCCGTTCTTCGAGTGCGTGGGGGTGCGGGCCGGCATGGCGACGCTCGTGTCGCAGGAAATCGCCTGACGGGCATAAAGAGGTTTTCAAGTTCCGCGGGTACGCGGATTGGATGGACAAGGAGATAGACGATATGAGCCGTTTGAGTGACATCAGTGCAAGCCCTGTCCTGCGCGAGTTCGCGCAAGGCGCGGCGCAGTCCGCGATCATGCCGGTGGCGGACTTTCTGGCCCCGACCATCGAGGTTCCGACCTCGGTGGGCCGGTACAAGAAGTACACCGAGAAGGACCGCTTCCGCATCCCCAATACTCTGCGGAGTATCGGCGGGCGCGCGACGGAGTTGCGCTTCGAGGTGAGTGACGAGACCTACAACTGCGAGCCCCACGCTCTCGACTATCCGGTCGACAACCTGGAGCGGCTGGAGAGCGAGGATCTCGAGAACGCGCTGCGCGAGGGCGCGGTCGCGGTGGCAGAGGTCGCCGCGCTGGCCCACGAGAAAAGCGTGATCGACGCGGCCGTGACGGCTGCGGGCGCGGGCACGGGCAAGGTGTGGAACGCCTCGGCCGACCCGGTGGCCGACATCGACGCCGCGATCATGGACGTGATCAAGGCCGCCAAGTACGGCAGCCTCATGGGCGTGGGCGTGCTGTTCGGCGCGTCGGCGTGGTGCCTGTTCAAGAATCAGGACAAGGTGCGCGGCCGGTTCGTCGTGGGCAACGGGCCCAAGGGCGGCAACCTCGCGGTGCCGACCGAGGCCACGGCGGGAAGCCTGTTCGTCGGTTCCCCCGACGTGCGGACCTCCTACATGGTGTTCGACAACGCCGCACCCGGCATCGCCGAGGATGTGAAGTTCTTGCTCGACTCCACGGTGCTAGTGTTCGCGCGGCGGCCGAACCCGACGCGGCGCGACCCGAGCTTCATGAAGACGTTCCGTCTCATGGGCAAGTACATGGTGCCGTCGAGCTACATGCGCGACGACGGCCGTGTCGAGGTGGCGAAGTTCGACTGGTCCGAGGACGTGCGCGTCACGAACTCGGCTGCGGTGAAGCGTCTCAACGTCAGCGCGACGTAAGGGCGGGGTGCGGAAATGGCCGACTGGGTCGTTTACGATACGGGGGCGGCGGCGGTGACGCTGCCGCCCCCTCTTGCCACGGCGTACGCGGCGTGGCTGACGGCCGAGGTCCGGGCGCAGCGGCTGGGCCTGATCGTGTCAGGCGTGGTCGCGGACTTCCGCAAGGCGGTGGTAGCCGACGCCGACCCCGTGGGCAAAGAGAACGCGGACAGCGTCCCCGTGAGCTGTCTGCGGCAGGTCTCGGCGGTCGTGTGGTACACGCTGGCCCTGGAGATGGGCGAGGACGCCACGGTCTACCGGTCCGCGTGGTTGGACTCGGAGATTTACCTGCGGCGGCTGTATCAGGAGCTGGCGGACGGCGGCGCGGACGGCGCGACGGCCACGCCTCGCTACACGCCCGGTACACTGCCGTCGTCCGGCGGCAGCTCAGCGGGCGCGCTGCTGCGCGTGCCCGCCTACTCGCCGATCAACTACGCGCCGCCGCCCGGATGAGGTGTAGCATGAGCGACTACGTGACCAAAGACCACTGTGCGGCGCAGAGCGCGGCCGTGCTTGAAAAACTCGAGAGCATCGAGCGGCGGCTGTTCGTCGACAACGGAACGCCGTCGATCCAGACGCGGCTGGCCCGCCACGAGATGGTGATCCACGCGCTGTTGTGGGTCGTCTCCGTCGCGGCGGGCACGGCCATCGCGGGAATCGTTTCCGCCGGTTTCATGCTGGCCAAGTTGCTGGCGAAGACGGGCGGCTCGTAAGGAGAGGGGAAAGACCATGAACATGCTGACAAGCGTGATGATCAAACTGGGGCTGGCCGTCTTCTCGGCCCTGCCCATCGAGCGCATCGTCGCCATGCTGCTGAACAAGTGGCTGGACAAGATCGACTCGACAAACATGGGCAAGGCGCTGAAGACCAGCAACCACCTCAACGAGCTGGTTGCGCTCTTCGCGGACATCCTGGCCGACAAACAGCTCACGGCAAGCGAGGTCTCCGGGGCGCGCGATGCCGTGATCCGCTCGCGGGCGCTGCTGCTTGAGCTTTGGGCCAAGGGCGACGCCTCCAAGGCCGTGCAGACCGATTTGAGCAAGGCCAGCGTCGCGACCGCGTACGCCGAGCCCCTCTTGAACCCGACTCAGAACTAGGAAGGAGATACGACCATGAACAAGGCCAAGACGAAGAACGACATCCGGACCGAAGTCCGGCAGAAACGCGCCGCTGTCCGCAAGGACGCCGACGCGAAGCGCCGTGCCATACGCGTGAAAGTGCGGCAGGCGGTGACTTGCCTCCTCGCGCTCCTCACGCTGGGGATCGCGGCCGGCTGCAACACGGCCACGCCCGCGAGCAAGAGCGCGTCGTCCAAGGCGTGCGATAACGTCACGACGGTCAACAACTACATCGGGCTGCTCCCCTATCCCGCCACCAACGGCGCGGCGTACGCCAGCGGCGCGCTCGCCCTGGGGCCGGGCGGTCTGACGATCAGCGTCTCCGACCTCAACGGCACGATCGCGCAGAGCGCAGACACCGAGGGCGGCGACCGCACCGACCTGACGGCCAACCCGTCGTTGGCGGCGGGAATCACGGGCGACGCGCCGATCAAGGCCATTGCCGAAGCGGTATCCGCATTCGCCTCGCCGCAGGATGCGCTGGGCGCGACGTTGTCCGCCATGGTGCAAAAATACGGATGGGCCGCTGCGACAAACACGCTGGTGTCGGCGGCGTCCAGTTGCGCCGACGGCTCCTGTAGCGTGAAATAA